AGTGGGCCCGTGCTCGCAGTGGGATGGATGACCTTACCGACCTCTTCGGTCGGGGTGGTCCCCTTAACGCGACTATGACGGCATAGCGGTGCGCTTGTCTGTGGCCTAATCAGCCCGCAAGCGTTCCTGCAATGCTCGTACATAGGAGCGCCCCCTGCACCCTGTTATAGGAGAGAACTATGTCAGTAACGAAGAACGTAACGCTTAAGCCTGGTCACACGTGGACAGCTCGACGTCAGGTCTTTGACCCTAAGTACGAGATTGTCCCCGTTGAATCGAATCAGACTGGTTCCCCCTTCCTCACCGTGACCTCGTCACGCACTGGGGAAAGGAACCCTTCTTATCGATGGCAGATTTCTCGTGGCGAAAATGCCACGACTGCACTGAGCGGCACGCGTCAATCGGCTTCGTTTAAAACTGGCCAGTTTGGATTGGTAACGATAAATCCGGCTGTTAATGGATCACGTATTGTGCTTGATTTAATCAATTGGGCACCTACGCCATCATTGCCGAACGTTCCATCCGTATCTCTTACAACAGCTGACAACATCGCTAGCATGAAGTTTTATAAACATGCTAGAAAGCGTCTCACCAAATTCCGTTCGCTTGAGTTCTTCGGCGAACTTGGGGAGACGTTGCTGATGATCAGGAATCCAGCTAAAGCGCTACGTAACGCGGTAACCGTCTTTGCCAAGCGAGACCTAAAGAAAGGTCTCAAAGGCATCCGGGGTCCGCTTCACAAACGGGTTAAAATCCGTCGGCGCATCTGGCAGGACATTTGGTTAGAGGCGGTCTTTGGTTGGACTCCTCTTTTCAATGACATCTATGACGCCACTAAGGCATATGACGCTTTAACAGCGATGCCTCGCCCGTTCATCATGGTTTCCTCGAAAGGGGAAGATGAGACTGGGGGTGATGTCACGATATCCACTATAGGACTGGGCCCATATGGACAGAAGGGGCGTCTTTGCGAAAAGACGTTCCAGACTGCCCTGGTCAAATACTATGGTGTGCTCTGGACCGGGGATTCTAGCTTGCCTGACGCTTCGCGAATCGTGGGCCTTCGGGCTCACGATCTTGCGCTTGCAGTCTACGAGCTTACTCCGTGGTCTTTCCTGATAGATTACTTCACCAACATTGGTGATCTGATCTCCGAAGCTTCGTTTCATAAGGCTTTGATCCGTTGGGTTTCCAAGTCAACGGTGAGGAGCCGAAAGTACGAAGCAGTTGCCACATCATCGATGGTTGAACAAACCCTCTCGAATGTGGTGTCGGTGTCTGGCAGTGTTGCCAAATTCCACTCAGAGCGAAGTGAGGTATCCCGCATTCCAGCGGTCGCCTATCCAACCACATCATTTTCGTGGCAGATTCCCGGTATGTCCAAAAAGTGGATCAACATAGCCGCTTTACTGAGATTTAAACGGGACCTTCACCCTTAACAGGTAGAAAGCCAATTCTATCTCCCTAAAACTTCTAATGGGCTTACAGCCCCGGAGGCTTTTATGCCTTTCGCCCCTACCTCACCCGTCGCCGGCGCAGTTGAGACATCTTTTTCGTCTCCAACTTACACGCTGACTTCGGACACTCCTCCTGACATAAATGCCAAACAGTACGCCATTACGGCGGTGGGCGGCACTCAAGTCGGGGTTACGTCCCACTCTGTGGGATCCCCCTTCACACACACTATGTTTCGGCCCAAGGTTCTTAAAGTCCTTGGTAATCCGAATCCGGTGACCGGTATTATTACGGGTGTGGAGCGGAACGTGTATTCGAACCTTACTCGTAAGGGCGTCACAGTGTTGGCAGGCCAGCCAATCAATCTCTCGACTATGAAGTCGGTCATTGATCTTCCGGCTGGTTCTGATACTGCGGACGCCCCTAACGTTAAGGCTCTTCAGTCGTGCCATATCGGCATTCTCTGGGAGTCATCGAACGACATCGGGGACGTGTCATTGAGTGGCGTTCTTTAAGCCATGTCAAGTCACGATCTCGACGAGCTAATCCGCACACAGGAGATGGACGATCTTGAAATACTAGATGCGTACCATTCCGACTATGCGGTCGCTAAATCGTTCTCCGCGGAATATTTCCATTTTCACCACGGCCGTGAGGTCGTTGTGATAATTACAATGGAAAATGCGGACTCCGTTACACGTTACTACTGGAGAAGTGTATGGATCTACAACCTGCTCTTTCCAAGAGTCTGCTTGCGGACTTGGCACCACAGCTGGCGCGCGATCCTTTCGAGGATCATACCGCGTTTGCTGCTCACGCACTTGCCAATTCACTGTTTAAAAAGTACAGTGACGGCATTGCTGCGGGTCCTGCTGACCAGGCTGCGCTCAATAAGTTTTTAGAGTGCAATTCTGATATGCAGGGGTATAAGGTTGATGTCAATACGTCACTTGATGAGGTTCTTGTTGGAGGCTATTTCGATGCCTTCAACACCTTCTTCGAGAACGCTATGGACTCTTCGCGGACCTGGTGGACGCTTACCGAGTGTTTTATCCTCGGTTATGCGGGACCAGGTTCTTCCGTTGGGGCCCGGGGTCAAGACTTTTATACAAAGTTCTTTGACTCTCCATTAACGACAACCTCCAAGACCTTTTATGAGTCTTACACAGACTCCCTTCAGTGTGATCCCGTGTGGGCACAGGCAGAGTTTTTACGCCAGTCCCGTTACGGTTTCGCTGAAGTTGCAGGCAGTAAACTTTCCTTCGTTCCGAAGACTCAGAAGATATCACGCACAGTGTGTACGGAACCTAGTCTGAATATGTTTTATCAGCTAGGCTTCGGCTGCCTGTTGACCAAAGAGCTAAAACACCAATTTGGTGTTTCGCTCCGCGATCAGCCGACAGTAAATCGTACGCTTGCTCTCCGAGGTTCTATCGATGGGTCTTTCTGTACCATCGATCTCGAAAGTGCATCAGACCGCTTAGGGTTTCATCTCCTTCCAAAGAGATTTCCCGGCCGCGGTTTGATCGACTGGTTAAGGAGCCCTTCAACAAGACTCCCGACCGGCCAGAGCGTAGAGCTACACATGGTGTCAACGATGGGGTGTGGTTTCACATTCCCACTAATGACACTCATTTTTATGTGCATGGTTGACTCGGCTTATCGATCCCTTGGCCTAAAGGCCAGGTTCGGTAGGAATCCGAATTGTGCTGTCTTTGGTGACGACTTAATTGTCGAAACCCGAGTACAGCATAGGATCCTACGCCTTTTATCCTTGTTGGGGATGAAGGTTAATACCGAGAAGTCCTTCTTCGAAGGACCCTTCCGCGAATCGTGCGGCCACGACTTCTTCAGGGGCCACCCCGTCAGGGGTGTCTACTGCAAGACGTTGTTCGCTCCACAAGACCGCGTCTCTCTTGTAAATCGTCTCAACCGTTGGACCTACGAGACCGGCTTGCCGGTCCCTAGGGTAATCGATACCCTTCTTGAAGGCATCGATCATTCCAGGGTTGCTCCCCTCTGGGAGAGCGACGACTGCGGTGTGCATGTTCCTTTATCTTTTGTCGAAGATCAGCGGCGAGACTATAATGGTACGCCACGCTACCTCGCGTGGGTATCCAAGGTCAATCGCCTTCACTGCTCCGAAACGAGGATAAGCTCACCGCGGACAGCCAAGATGCGCCAGCTTAATTCGCTGGGCCTTCTTGTATGTCTACTTGAGGGAAGTCTTCGCTCGGGTAAGATAACGCTTCGTAAAACCAAGCGACCTATCTACCGAACGAAACCGAGGCTAGCTCCATGTTGGGACGCTATCCTCAAAGAACGGTTTTACTCTACCGTTCTAAGGCGGCGTTTTGAACGCGCCGTTTGGTTGAACCTAGCCGGGTGGCTAGGGACTTCCGG